CGGCAGTGGAGCCAGTCAGCAGCTTGCCAGTGGCCGTTAGTCGGGCTGGGCCTGCCATAGCTGCAAAATCCTGTAGGTTCGACTGACGGCCGGCCTCCTTCCGAGCTATTACCTTGTCCGGGTCTTGATAAGCATTCTTCACGTTGCTCGCGTTCGGCGTCGGCCAGCCCGCCAGATTGGCCTGTCTCGGCAACTGGTCGAACCGCTCCGAGCCGTCCTCCCTCGGCTTGATGTCCGCGCCGCTGTCCTTCCAGTCCCTGGTGGTAGTGGTGACCCAGCCAGTCAATGCCGCTTCGGTGTTCAGCCCTCCGCTGCGCGTCCCATCCAGTTTCCTGACTCCGTTCATGTCGCTCGTCGTTGGCGTCAGCCAACCTTTCTCCGACAAACCAGAGGCGCTGGCGGATGTGCGGGGCACCGATGCCCGCAGCGCACAGATCCGCCACCCCAACGGCGTATCCCGATACTTCCAGGTCAGTGCGTACAGTGTCGAGCCAGCCGAGGCCGTCCTTGCTCGCAACCTGCTCTCCAAAGACGACTGGAGGACGGCACTCGCTGATGAGCCGGTGGAACTCGGGCCAGAGGTGGCGCTCATCGGCAAATCCGGCTCCTTTTCCGGCGGCGCTGAAGGGCTGACAAGGGCAGGAGCCAGTCCAGACGGGCCAGTCGTCGGGCCATCCTGCGAGACGGAGGGCGTAGGACCAGACGCCGACCCCGGCGAAGAAGTGGCATTGCGTGAATTTGCCAAGATCGTCGGCTCGAACATCGACAATTGAACGTCCGTCAACTTCTCCATCTGCAATCAATCCTTGCTTGATAAGGTTTCGCAGCCATTCGACTGCATAAGGCTCATGTTCGTTATAATAGGCGGTCACAACGCACGGCCTTCAAAAAAATCCGTGAGCAGCTTGATCGTCTCATATCGAGCGCCGGGAGCACCATCCCGAATGGCTTTCACGGTATTGTAGGAGAGGCCGGTGGCCTTGACGATTTCGGGTATATCAGCCCCGGCAAGTCGGGCACGAATCTCTTCGATGGATAACATGGTCATTCTCCTGCTTGGTGATTGCAATTTTTTCTATTGCACGCATTTCAGAAATATGCAATAAGCCCTCCCGTTGAGAGAAAAGGAGTTGCCATGAGCAGCAATGTAACGGGCCTATGCGGGGCCTGGCTTGAAGCCAAAAGCCGCGAGGATAAAGCCAAAGCGGCCCGCATCAAGATCGAAGACGAAATCTCCCAGGCACTGGACGCAAAGGACGAAGGCGCGATCACGCACAAGGTTGAGCCGTACAAGGTGACACTCACCCAGCCGATCTATCGCAAGATCGATCTGGCAATTTGGGAGACCGTCAAGCACAACATGCCCGCCGAGGCTTGGCCGATTAAGACCAAGATCGAAGTGGACGATGCCGGATGCAAGTGGCTGGCAAAAGAACGGCCAGACCTCTGGTCCATCGCTGCCAAGGCAATCACGGCAACGCCGGGGAAGATCGGCGTCAAGGTGGTGGCGGAATGATCCCGGGATTGGACTTGTACTCTGTCGCTGATGCGTTGCAGAACGCACGCGATCACATCATGCAAGCTAGGGGCAGCATCAATCGCAACCGTGAGATCGATCTTGCGATTGAGAATATACGGGACGCGATGAAACTACTCGGAATGAAGGAGGTGGAATATGGAAACAATCATTGAAATCATCACGCCTGACAAAGCGGAAGAGTATCTGTCTTTCAACTCTGGCAATAGAGCACTGCGGAAATCACATATTGTGAAGCTTGCTTCTGAAATGAAGCAAGGCAACTGGCAATGTACTCACCAAGGAATTGCATTCAACGATAAAGGCTTTTTGATAGACGGCCAGCACAGGCTTCACGCTGTGAAGATGTCAGGTGTCTGCGTCAAGATGCAAGTCACCAGGGGTGTCAATACACCAGATCATCTGTCTCTCAAGATTGATTTGTCGGCACGGAGGTCTACTGGTGATTTGCTCAAGATGCCGACTAAAGTTGCCAGTGTTGTAACTGTGCTGGCTCGAATGATGAATGGCTGGGGGAGTGTTCCGATTTCATACGTCGAAGAATGTTCCAAAGTGTTTCGAAGCGATGCTGAAAGCATTTGCGCGATTTCATCGTCGCACATGGCTTTGATTGATAGTGCTCCGGTAAAAGCGGCGGCAGTCGCCATGTCAACACTCAGCAAGTCTTATTATGCTAATGCAGTCATGGCGAGATTGAATGGTCAAATGTACGATCAGATGACTCCTATTGAGCATGCATATTGCAAGATTTGCGCAATGCGAACCTATGACAAAAGTGATCCATATAACACATTCGCAAAGGCCTTGTCGGTTTTTGATGAACGCAATGCTGCTGCTACTAAAGTGTATTTGTCAGAATTTCGTTACGCAGAAGCAAAAGATGCAGTGATAGCTAGAATGAAGGAGCATCAGAATAATGGCAATTGATCTGAAATCATTGTCCAAGCCGGTGGGGCAACGCCCAATCATCGCAACGGTGTTCGGTGAGGGCGGCATGGGCAAGAGCACGTTGGCTGCAATGTTCCCGAAGCCGGTGTTCATCCGCACGGAGGACGGCACCGCTTCGCTTGCTGGCAATGACGAGGTGATGCTTTTCCCGCTGGTCTCATCGAGCCAGGAAGTGCTGGATCAGATCGAGGCACTGGCAACGCAGGAGCATGACTTCAAGACGGTCGTGATTGATAGCATCACGCAGCTTGCCACGCTCATCGAGCATGAGATTGTTGCAGCCGATCCAAAGGCCAAGAGCATCAACCAAGCCGGTGGCGGTTACGGCGCTGGCTATAACACCGCAGCCGAAAAGCACCGGCAGGTGCGGGAATGGGCTGGCGCACTGGCCTACGAACGCGGCATGAACGTGGTCTTCATTGGCCACGCTGACACCGAGACGCTCGATCTGCCAGACTTTGATCCATTCGCTAGATACACGGTGCGGATGCACAAGAAGTCACTGCCACACTACACCGACAACGTAGACTTGGTGGGCTTGATCCGGCTCAAAACCTACGTTCGAGGTGATGGCGACAAGAAGCGGGCGATCAGCACGGGAGACCGGGAGATCATCTGCTTCCCGCAAGCTTCGAGCGTGACGAAGAACCGTTTCAACATCACCCAGCCGCTGCCGTTCACCTTTGAGAGCGGCAACCCTTTTGAAGCATTTGTAGCAAAGTAGGAGAAGAGAATGAGACTGAATGGATTCGACGCGAATGTCGTGGAGCCGAGTGCGCCGCGCGAAACGATCCCGGCTGGCAAGTACAAGGCTGTGATCACCAAGAGCGAGGAGCGCCCCACGAAGGCACAGACCGGCTCAATGCTGGTGCTCACCTGCCAGATCATTGAAGGGCCGCATCAAGGCGTTAGCCTGATGGACCGGCTCAACCTCAACAACCCGAACAAGACGGCGGAAGAGATTGCCCAGAGGACGCTCTCGGCCATCTGCCGCTCGGTTGGTGTGATGATGCCGAACGAGAGTTCGGACCTCCACGACAAGCCGCTCATGATCACGGTCAAGGTAAAGCCCGCAGAAGGCAATTATCAGGCATCGAACGAGATTGCCGGATATGAGCCGTGCGAAGGCGGCGCGAAGGCATCGGCCCCTGCGGCTGCGGCGGTGCCACCCTGGAAGAAGAAGTGATGGACAGGCTTATGCGGAAAAAAGAAGTCCTTGCTGCTATCGGCATGAAAGCAACATGGCTTCATTGTGAAGTGAACTCAGGCCGATTTCCAAAGCCTGTGAAAGTTGGAGCGCGCGCGGTTGCTTGGCGGCGATCAGACATAGAGAAATGGCTCAACGCAAGAACTTATGTTCTTGTTAGCAATTGGAAAGATGATCGCTAAAGCAATGGCAAAGCGGGGCGGGTTCATTAAAAGATGGGGTCGCCCCAACTATCAAGGGAGGATACATTGACAACCGACACCTATGCAATCGAAAGACTGATGAAGCAGCAGCTAGACGGCAACTTCTGGAGTTTCGATGTCGAAGGCCGCATCGTCTGGAACGATGTTGACGTTGACTATATGCCGCAATTCAAACGCTACACGTGGACAGATGGAGAAGAAGATCGGCCAAAGACGCAAATGGTTCGCCGCGATTGGTCGATGGATGACTTCCGGCGGATCGAGAAGCTGCGGATCAAGAGGCGATTCTGGAATCAAATTGCCAAG